CGTCGAGACTGAACCGAGTTGAATTTTGCGCATGATTTTATCCTCCGTGCCTGGAAACTATGGTTACGTCGTGTCTATCGCCGCCTAGTGTTGAACCGCACGTATCGCACGGCATCCAAGAAAAGTGCGCCTCGTAGCACGTACAGTCGTGCGAATTGGCGTAGTTAACAACTATCTTGCAGTCGTCGTGGTGGGCGTCACCTATGATGGCGTCGCCGAGGGCCTCGAATCCTCCGACGATATCGCGCCTCATATCAGTTGACACGTCGCCGCCGAATGTTTCGTCGCCGTAGTGGGCGAACATGTAGCAATCGACGCATATGCTCGCCGGTGTCGTCGTCGTTGTCGTCATGACCTATTCCCCTTTCAAGTGGTCTGGGCAGTCGGCTTGTTGCGCCCGTAGTTGTGCGAGCTTTTTGCCCATGTCTCGCACAAATTGGCGGCCCTTAGCCTTGGCCTCTTCGCCGTCGCCATCCTCGATGAGGGCGACGGCAATTTCGGCGAGCACAGTCCACGACGGCTCAATGTTGATTTTGAATTGTTCCGTTGTTGTCATGGTCTAACCTCCGTTGGGAAATTCAACTTGGTTTGCTGGCCATCGTTGGATACGGTGCTTATCGTTTGCGGGCGCTGTTAGGTCATAGATCATGCGCCGAGTTTCAAGGGCCGTGAGGACTCGTGAGGACCCTTCTTGCGACATTCGCCAATGTGTTCCATTAACCCTCTTGAACCCGACGACGGATTTCCTTTTTAGGAATTCGTCGTAATATTTAATTTGCATGGTCTAACTTCCGTGCCTTTCCTGGGCTGCCTTTGCTAGGTCCACGGTGAACTTCTCGAAGCTTTCCACGACGTCCTTGGCCTGGCGCAATCCCACGGGCCATTTATCCCTCACTACCCTAATCGCGTGCATTTTATGACCGGTCAGTAGCAGTCCATTTATAAGTTGGGCGAGCTCTAAGGTGTCGATCTCAAATGCGACCTCACCGGTGCCTTTGCAAACCGTACACGGTGCCTTTCCTACTGCGGCGTTCGTTGTCGTCATGGTCTAACCTCCGTTTTTGTTGCGTGCTATCGAACGGCGCACGATACGGCGCCGGTGTAGTTGGTCTGATCTAAGGCGTGGTCTGCTATGTACAGGGACGCGCCGCGCGGGTCGCCTTGATGGTAGTAGTCGGCGCCGTACTTCTCACAGACGGCCTTGACGCGCTCCAGGGCGCCGCGTTCGCGGTCGGGAATGAGGTATGCCACGGGGTGCCGTAGTCCGTAGTAATGTGTATTCATTACATAGGGCGTGTGTCGATACGGCCTATTATCGCCGTCGCAGTCGCGTTGTATTGTACCGTTGCACTCCTCCGTCGCCCATGCATTCAAGGTAAGCTCGGCACGGCGTAGGGTCCGGGCGTCGTCCAATGTCAGATTGACACCGGCACGCCGGGCGTCTAGCTGAAGCACGGCATCTTTATGGTCGGCGCATCGACCCTTTGCGGTGTAAACGCCGTTTTCGTATATTGCAGTCATGACTAGTAACCCTCCGAGTTCAGAATGTCGCGTTCGTAGTCGGTGTCGGCGTTGAATTCGGCGTCGATGTCGATGTCTATAATGATGTCGTCCATGATCTAACCTCCGTCGTTGTCGTCGATTGTGGCCGCTCTTCGTGTTGTAGGCGCCGGGTCTGAATTGGCGCCCATGCGGTAATACCTCCGTCCGCTTGTTCTATCGTCGCTGTTACCTCAGACGGTTGCTAAACGTCCAAGGGTCCCACTAGTCCGTAGTGGGCAAGGGTTCTCGTGGCTCCCCTCCGGTATGCACCCGGTGACAGGGGTCGACGGGTTGTGGTGCGCTGTCGATACCGGCGTGGGTTGTAGCCCTGTAACCGGTGGCATTATCGACCCGGAGGAATTGACCTTCCGGGACTATCCTTCCGTCGTTTGTGTTGTTGGCCAGGGAAAGCCGTGGCCGTCTGTCCATTTATGACCTCCACCACAACGATACCATACTGCTACCAATACGTGTCAAGTGGTTTGTGCGCCAATCTCGGAGCAGTTTTGTGATAGACTTTGGGTGTTGTGATCTGACCGTTTGACGGTCGGGTCTCCAGGCTCCGACGGTCCACCCTGGGCGACCGTCATTAAATAGATAGTCTGGAGCGTGTCGCCATTCCCAGGGCGTCGATGATAGGCCACCTATAAGGCCGCAAGGCTGAACGTGGAAGGGGTCCAGAGCACAAAGGTTCTAGCTCTGGAAGGTGGACGATAGACGAAGGCGGCGGGTCGGGGCTGAACGCTACCGGTTACTAGCGCAGAAAATCAGCACGACACTCCCCAGGGATTCCCTACGTCTTCAATACTCCCAACCCCACGAGCACCCCAGGCTATAAGCATATGCCGATATGCTTCAGGCAACTACGGAATAGCTAGTGGAGCATAGCAAAGGAGGCGCCCGCTTACCGCCTGCACCCCATGCCATAGGCGTTGCTGGAGTTTTGGACGCCGTTGGGCAGGCAAGGCGAGTTGCCTATGGGCATATGTTGATATGCTTATGATATGGGAATATAGGCATATGGGCATATCCTCATATCGCGTATAGGCGAGGGCCGGTAAGAGGCCGGCCCCTTTTATTTTTATATCATAGCTACTCTCGATATTTGTGCTATTTGCCTCAGAGAATTTTGCTATTGATCTATGATGTGTGTAGTGTTGGGAATTATGGAGGTGATGTATGCCGAAGGTAGGGAAGAGGAAGTTTCCGTACACGGTTAAGGGTAAGAAGGCTGCGGCATCGTACGGGAAGAAGGTTAGTAAGGGTATAAAGAAGGTAAAGAGGGGATAGGAGTCAGGTATGCCGGCACCAAAGCCACGTAGGAAGAAGCCTAGTCAACGTGCTAAGGGAGGCCCTACTAGGTCTCGTAGGGCTGCATCAGGGGATTCGATACAAGAGCCTCGCCATTCAGCGAGTTGGTACACGTTGAACGGGAAGCCCTTCCGTACACGAGCAGCCGGGAGTTCGCCAGCCCAGAAAAGGGCAGGGTATAGGACGCAGTCCCAGATGATGAAGGCGTTTAGGGGGGCGGGACGGTTGAGAAAAGCGCCTCGTGGTATGCCTTTGTCTCCCAGGGAGCCTCGGATTATAGCGCGTCCATCATCAAGTAAGTCTGAGGCTGAGAGGGCTGCTAAAAGGACGATGAATTCTCGGTTTTCATAGAATAATATGAGGGAGAGGGGATAATGCCTGCGGGGAGGAAGAAGAAGGGGGATCGTCATCCTGCGTTATCTGCCAGTGCGAAGGAGTGGGCGAGCTTTACGGAGAAGCAGAGGGAGTTTCTGTACGAGAGACAGTTTACGAACACTAATGCGGAGGCGATGAGGCGGACCAATATCAGCTTCCACACTATGTTGTATCGGGACTGGTGGAAGGTGCCGGGGTTTAAGGAGGCTCACGAGGAGGCCATACAGGCGTCCATATATTCGCGTGGGCTCGATGGTAAGTCGCTGGTCAGGGAGGCGACTATTCTGCTTGCGGACGCTATGAGGGGTGCGAGGCAGATAGATGCGCAGCAACTTAACGCTGCTAAGGCGATACTATCTCAGTTCAAGGGTGTGGTGGCCTTCGAGGCGGACACGAGCTATGGTAGGAAGGCTCGTAAAAGGGCGGAGATGGAGAGTAGGGGTACGGATAAGGTCTCTACGCTCTCTGAGGTGGTCGGAATTCCGGGTATTATGAGCAGTAACGGGACTGAGGAGGGATAGGTGGCCTTAGACCTTTCGCAATACTACTCGGCCCATAAGAGCCAGGAGATCGTCCATAGCTCCAAGGCGAACGAGAAATGGGTGGAGGCAGCGCGGAGGTGGGGGAAGGGTAGGTGTGCGTTCGGAGAGATGCTCATCGCATATCTCAAGACGTGGGAACGTACCGATACCATGATATCGAAATATAAACTCGTTCCTCCAGGGTTCCACGCCTGGATCGTCGTTCCTAGCTTCCCGCAGGGGAGACAGTCGTGGAACGAGCTTATGTCCCTGTGGCCTCCCCAGTTCAGGCTTGGAGACCCAGATAGGTCGCAGATGACCATGAGGGTGTCAGGCCCCGGTGGAGACCCTCAGAAGTGGGGACAGATAGAGATCAAGTCCGCACACGACCCCGAGGCGCTTCAGACCGTTGGTCTAGACTTCTTGTGGGTGTCGGAGGCCCAGGACATTGCGAACGCCGCCCAGGAGAAGCTTCGTCCGACACTCAGGAGCCCCGGTAGGCTAGGTAGGGCGATAAACGAGGGGATTCCCAGCCTCTGGCCGGAGCACTGGTTTCGTACCGGGTTCGAGAACGCCAAACGTAACACCCGACAGGGTCACGAGGCGTTCCATTTCACGATGTACGATAACCCCCTGCTTACCGAGGACGACCTCAGACAGATAGAGTACGACCGTGGGTTCATGACGGACATGTCATGGCGCCGGATGTACCTCGCAGAGTTCTCCCGTTCGGCAGGATTCTTCAAGAATATCGACGAGTGCATAGCCGGGGACACCCTAAGGGAGCCCGTACCCGGAGCAAACTACATCGCCGGGCTAGATATCGGCGTTTCGAGAGACTTTACCGTCCTGCATATCATGGATAGCAACGAACGTAAGGTCGTCTATCACCAGTTCTGGGACTCTACCCCCTGGTCGAACGTCCGAGAGAACATAGCCGCGCTATGCCGGCACTGGAACGTACAAGACCTCGTGGCAGACTCCTCCGGTATGGGCAAGGCCCTAGTACAAGAGCTGTCGGAAGCCGCCCTTCCCGTTACCGCGTTCGACATAACCGGCGCAAATAGGCAAGACCTGCTCGGAGACCTACAGGTCGCAACGGAGAGGGGCACCATTAGCTTCCCCAACATACCCCTGCTCATACGCCAGCTACGGTCGTTCCAGTACCAGAGGATGAAAAGCGGTATGATAAGGGCCCAGGCCCCGCCAGGAGAGCACGACGACGAGGTGTTCGCACTGGCACTCGCCCTACGAGCCTGCTCCCCAGCCTATCCCGTGACGCAATATAAACGCACAGGGTATACGGGGAGATATGTCCCTACACAGGAAGAAGCCAACGGTGGAGACGGACTACCCTCTTCGCTCGGAGCCAGACTCATGCGTGAGAGACGGATAGATCGTATTAGAGAACGAGTCGATAGAGCGGGCGTCTCCTGAAATTATGAGGTGATCTATGGTTTTGCAGGTGCCTGGACGAATAAGCCCGTATGTTCTAGGGGATACCGTAAAGGAGTCCAGTCCTCCTACCTCCGAGAACGTCAACGATATCTTCAAAGAGTATTCTACCTACTACAGTAACTTCCATCGTAACTGTGGCACCGAAGAGACCTACTACTATGGCTCCAATAAAGTACCCATCCCCACGAGTACGTCTATAGACCCTGTAAGGCCCGCCACTGCCTACGCCATAATCAACGTCTCCTCAGACCATGTGGACGTTAACAACCCCTCCTTCTTCGTTCCCGAACCGTCTCCGAGGGCCAAGGACCGTGCAGAGCGCATCAAGAAGTTCTATCAGGGCGCATGGATGCACGTTCCCCCGCAGGTAAAACGTACCGCCGTTCGTCAAGAGATAGCCTATGGCATCTCGTTTTTGAAAGTGCTGTGGGTTCCCGATATGTGGCCCACCGCTCCTGTCCTCAACGGGGACGAGGCAGCCTATAAAGAGGCCATGAAAGAGTTCATGGCTAAGAGACGTATCTCGTTTCCTATAAGAGTTGAGAATGCCAATCCCAAGAACTTGATATGGGACGATTCAAGAACGGGCATAAAGTGGGTCATCCAGCACGAAACGTCCAATGCCGGTTCCGTGAGGCGCCGCTGGCCCGAGTGGATATCGGGAAAGAACGATAGTGACCCCGTCACGTACATGGAGTACTGGGACAATAAGTGGATGGGCCGCATGTTTGACGGCCAGTGGGTCTTTGGCCCTATAGAGCATGGCTACGGGTTCATGCCTTTCGTCCCCGTAGTTCCCGCAACGTCCCTCGATTTTGACGCAGATTCCCCCGACCGTAGGTTCAGGGGAATACTACGCCCCGTTCACAACCTCTTGGACGCCGAAGCACGCCTGGTAACGCAGTACGAAGCCATACTCAGGCAGTACGCCTGGAGGACCCTCGAC